GCAATAAATATTATTAACAAATTTACATTAACTAGAATGCAATAAATATTACAGTTAGAATGCAATAAATATTACAGTTAGAATGCAATAAATATTACATTAACTAGAAATGCAATAAATATTATTAACAAATTTACATTAACTAGAATGCAATAAATATTACAATTAGAAATGCAATAAATATTATTAACAAATTTACATTAACTAGAATGCAATAAATATTACATTAACTAGAAATGCAATAAATATTATAAACAAAATTTAACATTAACTTGAATGCAATAAATATTATAAACAAAATTTAACATTAACTTGAATGCAATAAATATTACAAACAAAATTTAACATTGACTAGAAATGCAATTATTAAAAATCGATAAAATATAAATTATAACTATGTATACATTTTTTTATATAAAATGGTGCACATACTTTATAAAAAGTATATATATATAATAATAATTATATAAAAATATCACCGATTACAGTGTTTTCGTCATATATACCACCATAAAAAGTATATATATATAGCAAATATAATGATAAAAATATCACCGTTTCTGTGTGTGTTTTTATTTTTAAATTTTTTTAAAATTTTTAAAAATAATTTTTTTTTTCGATAACCCTTTTTTATACAAATATGTATATTTTTATAGATTTTTATAGATTTTAATTTAATATAAAATACTATCAAATGATAGAAAATTATATAAATAAAATTTAAAAAAATAATTAAAAAATTAAATTATTAAACATAATTTTCTGAGTCAGAATTATCAGAATTATCAGAAATATCAGAATAATTATTTGAATTAACATCGACATCGACATCGACATCAGAATTTTGTACAATATTTAAGATATCCTTTCTAAATTTTTCTATTTCATCTAATTTTTCTAAATTTTCTAATTCTTTTGATATAAATCTTAAATCTGGAGAGATTTCTTTTAATATTGGTTTTATAAATTTATTACTAACAATATCTTTTTCAAATAATAAGATATTTTTCATATGTTCGAGATATTCTAAACATTTATTTTTATCTTTAAGTTTTTGTTTATCGTGTATTTCAACATATTTTTCTCTATAATTACATAATAAATTATTTATTGCTTTCAATAAAGGTTTAATAATTAAATTACAAAATCTTTTACCAGCAATATCTTCATTCCATTCATGATCTGTTGTTTTAACAACATAATTATATCTACTTGCGTCAGTATTATATATCGATTGATATTTTTTATCACGATTTTTAATTAAATTTAAAATAGAATTGCATAAATTTTCAATAAATGTACCATTTGCATATTCATTAATTAATTTTTTTTCTAATAAATAATTATCTTTTTTATTTTCTGGACATTTAAAATCTAATCTCAATCTATCTAAACATTCTTTAAAATTTATTTTTTTTAATGGGGGTGTATCTTGTTGATGTTCCATTAAATATTTTATAAGAGATGATGCTTTATTAATAGCATTATTTACTACTAATTTAACATCCTTAATTTCATCAATAATTTCTTCTTGATTTTGTTTAATTAATTCAATTGTTGATATATTCATAATTTTCTTATCATCGTTTTTATTTTGATTATCTTTTTTTTTCTTTTTACATATTTTTTTATCATTAATTATATCACTTTTATTACTTTTATCATTTTTATCACTTTTTTTATCATTTTTTCTTTTATGACAATTATATTTATGATATTTATAATTTTGAATAGATAAATATTTTTTATCACAAAGTGTGCAATATTTATTATCTTCTTCATATTGTAAATGTTTAATACTAGTTAAACAGTGTCTTTTATAATGTGATTTATTTGAACTAGAATATTTACAATTTTTACATTCAAATATTTCCATCTTATTATATATAATATATTGTTCTTTTTTAAATATATAAAAAAATTTATTGGTTAAAAAATATATAAAAAGAATAGATATATATTAATAAAATTGGAAAAAAATCACAATAACTGATATTTTAATTACCATTAAAAGTATATATATATATTATTAATAATGAGTAAATTTATACTAAAAATTATAAAAAATAATTTTGAATTTTCAATTTTCAATTTCAATTTCTTCAAGTTCAGAAATTAAAGGAATCATCGGTGGTAAGGTCATTTTCATTTGTTTATTACATATATAATTTATGTCTCTAAATTGGGTGATATCCATCGGTCCACCATATTTTTTAAGTAATTCTTTCGGACCGGCTGCTTTAAGATTTGAATTAGAATTTTTAAAAATATCATAATATAATTGTTTAATTAAACCATTTCTTACTGATTTTCTATAATCATCGAGATTTTGATTATATGCTAACATACACGAAAATGAACAAAAATTGCCAAATACATAATAAACGGAATTTCTAAATTGGTCTGGTAAAAATAAAGGTAATGTATCAAAATTATATGTACACCACCAACAAGCTATATCAGTTTTATCACATACAATAGGTTTATTTTTATTTATTTGAATTAAACCAAGATTTAACATTATTTTTTTGTTATCTTTTGTCATTGATACATGATTTTCACAAATATTATTTTTATTTACACGTGATTTTAATGTTGAAATTATAATATCTCTCTTTTTAATTTCATCTAATAATTTATCAATATTTATTTTTGAAAATTCTGAATCTGAATCATCATTTTTATTTGTTTCAGTTAGATGATTAAACTTTTCAGAATTATTATCAGAATCATTAGAATGCGAATGTTCTGAATCAGTATTAGATGAAAAATTATTTTCACTTAATGCTTTATTGAGATTGTCACGAATACTTGTTTTATTAAATGTTTTTGTATTTTTTTTTTGTTTATCAGTTTCTGTTATAATATTTGTCGTTGTATTTGTATCAAAATCATCATCATCATCGTCAAAAGATTCTAAGAATAATACAAGTTGTTCTTCTTGTTGATGTTTTTCAACGATTTTTACAGGCTGTTTTTGCAGTACCTGATTCTTTGGAGGTCTACCACGTTTTTTTTCTTTTACAATAGCACTCATTATTATTTATATTAATTAATATATAAACGTTAAATCTTTAATTAAATTTTTTATAAATCAATTTTTTTATATAGCTTATAAAGAAGTTATATAAAAAGTATTAAGCTACAAAAGCGAAAAGTCTTAGGATTTTTTGATAAAACATATATGTTCTATAAAAAGTTAATTTCATTTTTTTACAGAAAAATAAATTAAATGGTATTAATATTCTTTAATTTATTTTTTACCGAATGATATTTGATCTATACTGATATTTCCTTTTTTTGTCATATTTTGTGTTAATTGTGATCTTAATTTTCCTGCTAAATTTTTATTAATTGAAATTTGCGACATTGCACTTTGATTAGAATCTCTTGATGTTGTTGAAGCGGTTATTTGAGAAATTGTATCTTTTTCTCTATCAGATTTTTTAGATTTTTGTAATTGTGCTATTTGCTCTTGTTGTTTTTGTAATAATGATTTTATTGATTGAATAGATTGTGCTCTAGATTTAGAAGATCTTGTTGATTTAGAAGCATTAGAAGCATTAGATACAGGGCTACGAACAGATGCAGACATTTCCAGATTTTTTTTCATTAGATTTAATTTATCACGTTCCCCAGCTAACATTTGTTGATATTGTTGGTATTCTAATTCTTGACGTTTTAATTCTTCTAAATCTTTCATTTTTTGTGTAACTTGATCATGCTGTCTATTCATAAATACATCTAAATTATTATTCATTGGTACTGGTTGTGATTGTTGTTGTGCTTGTTGTTGAGCCTGTTGTTGAGCCTGTTGTTGTGTTTGTTGAGATTGTTGTTGATTTTTATAATCTTGAGCTGCTTTTGCTCTCATTCTTTCAATATATGCTTCATCGGCTTCTACAGATTCTGATCTATTTGGCATAAATTTATGAGCATTATTTTTACCACCAACAACAACAACAACACCTAATAAAGTTACAACCAATCTAAACCATGGATTCATTTTTTTACCAGGTACATTATGATATTCATAAATATCTCCTAATATTTCGTAATAAGTATTTTTATCTGCACTAACTTCGTCACTTAAACCCTTTAATGAAAAATCAAATGGATTATAACTATTATTTAATAATTCAACACCTTTAACTGCACCAACCATTAAATGTGAATATAAACCTAACCAATTTCTTTTTGCTCGAATACTTAGATGTAAATCATGTTCATATTTCATCATATAATAATCATCATCGATATTATAATTTGTTACTTTACATCCCAAATCTCTCAATTCTCCTAATTTTCTCATAATATCTAATCTACGTAATCTTTTTTCAATTGGCGATAATGCTTCGTATTCTTCATCAATAAATTTAGTTTGATCTTTTGGTTTTTCTGTTTCATTAAAATGTTCAGTTTTATCAAAATTATTTTGATTTTGTTGATTATAATAATTTTGTTGATTTTGTTGATTTTGTTGATTTTGTTGATTTTGTTGATTTTGTTGATCATTATTATGATGTTCTTGATTATGATTATCATTATCGTTTCCTTTTTTAATATAATTATTAAAATCATCATCAACGTCATTATTTTGATTTTGTTGATTATGATTATAATACCAGCGATTTTGTTCACTTTCTAATTTTTGTGAATTTGCTAACATTTCTACCATCATATTAGTTTCTTCTGTATTTTGATTATAGATATCATCACCGCTCATAGTTTATATAAATTAATAAATAGAAAGATTTATATGGTTAAATACGCATTAATTTTTTTAATATAAAATAAAAAACAAGAAAAAATATTAAATCGCTAGAAATTAAATTAAATAAACTTTATATATATTATATTTATAATATTTTAATGTCAGAATTTTATAATAACTATCATACGATAAATAATGAATACGACACTCTTGATAAAATGGCAAGAGAATTAAATAATAAAAAATTAAAAACAATAAATAAATCTATCTTGTTTAATAAGGTAAAAAAAGAAGCAGAAAATGAAGAAAAACAATGGGCGTCGGGAATTGACACAATCATAAATTCAAATAATTTTAGTTATCTACCTATGAATAAAAATTTCTCTAATAAAATGTATTCTTCAAATGCAGATCCTTATAAAGATGAAAATTTACAACAAAATTTACAACAAAATTTACAACAAAATTTAGAGGAAAAAAATTTTGATTTGAGTGATATGTCTATGTCGGATGATTCTTATTTCGAATCTAAACACTCTAATGATTCAAAATTAAAAACAAAATTTAATTTTAATTCTAATTCTAATATAGATTCCGAATCACTTGATTCATATTTAGATTCAATGTCTCGTGATTTTGATAATACATTAAAAAATAATAATAAAAAAAATAAAAATAATTTTGCAAAATTAGTCGAATCTTTACATTATGATGAATGTTCAAGAGATTCTGATAATATATTTGATCATATTAAAAATTGTGAAAATTGTAAAAACAAATTATTAAAATTTTTAAATAATAAAGAAGATAATGAAATTATAGAATTTAGTAAATCTATGTTTGCTAAATCACAAATTGGAGCAAAAGAAATAATTACAATAATAATGTTGGGCTTATTTGTCATATTTATTCTAGATATTATTGTCAGAACAAAAAGATAGAAAATTAAATTTACTTTATTCTTTAATCCCCTAAAACTTAATATAAAAGTCAAAAGAATCTTAAAATCAATAGTGATTAAAATTATTATAGGGATTTAACAGATAGATCTTTATTTTTTTCTTTATTTAATTCTAAATATTTCCAAGATATAAATATTTTTTTATTATTTATTTTTAATACATCAATTTGTTCTTGACGTAAATTTTTTATAATATAATCAATAGCATCAGAATGTCTATATTGTGAATTTTCCATAATTAAATCAGGTAATTCGAATATAATATCAGTTAAGCCAACATCATCTGCATCTTTAATTTTTGTACAACATAAATTATACATATTTACTAACCAATCTCTTAATTTTTTTCTTTTTTCATAAATATTTTTTAATAAATCATTAGAATTAAAATTTTTTTGTGGCTCATTATTTAAACTTTTCCCAGAAGATATTGAATTAACATCTAGTTTACCATTTGAATATTGTTGAGGAATTTTTGATGGCATTAATGATTCTATACTCATTTGCGTAAATATTTTATTCATTATATGTGTTTATACTAATTAAAAAGAAATATTTATTAATATTATATCGATATTATATTAATATGAAAATTCCTGAAAACATAAATAATACTATAGAATCTGAAATTAAAGATATATGTGAAATAAATAAACATAAAAAAACAATACTTGTTTTACCTGGTGGCGGAATGAAAGGATTTATTTTATTAGGAGCATTAAAAGCTCTTGAAGAAAAAAATATATTAAAAGATATTACAACATTTGCTGGTACATCAATTGGTGGATATTTAGCAATATTATTAGTATGTGGATTTACAGTTAATGAAATTATTCAATTTGGTAAATTATTTGATTTTTCAAAATCAATATCTATTAAAATAGAAAATTTATTTGATAAATTTAGTATAGATAATGGAGAAGGCTTTTCTGTTGTATTTAAAAAATTATTAGAATCAAAAAAAATTAATTCAAATATAACTTTATTAGAATTATATAAAAAAACTAATAAAAAAGTAATATTATGTACTACATGTTTAAATACAAAAGAGATTATATATGTATCATATGATAATTTTCCAAATTTAGATATATTAACAGCTATTAGAATGACTACAGCGGTTCCTATATTATTTCCTCCAGTATTATATGATAATAAATTATATATTGATGGTGGTTTACTAAATAATTTTCCAATTGATTTATTTGAAAATAATATTAATGATGTTATTGGTATTGGTATTAAAGGAGAACTTACAACAGTTTTAGAATTCAAAACATTAGAATCATATTTGTTATCGGTATTTGATACATTAGTATTAAGTTGGAGTTTAAATTCATTAAAAATAGAAAAATATAATAAATCAATGATAATAATACCAATACCGTCTAATATTGATACATCTTTTGATTTATCAATTAACTTAGATTATAAAAAAAATATGATAGATTTGGGTTATGAATATGTTAAATCAAATATTGATTCTATTCTTCATCAGAATCATAATTAATCATATTTTTATAAATTTTAACCATATCATAATCTAATTTTTGAGTTGGTTGTGAACTACCCATTGTATCTTTACCAATTAGTTTTCCAAATTGGCGAGATATACCAAATTGATCTTCCATAACATTTTTAAATTCGGCAGTATCTACTTTTTCTAATTTTTTGTCAAGTAATAATCTTTCATTCATTCTTTGTTGTAGAATATCATCTAATCTACCAGTATCTTTATCTTTATTGTGTGTATTATAAGTATCTATAAAAGACATATCATATTCTGAAGATGCATCATCTGATGATAAATCAGACATATTTGAATGTAAATTTGAATGTAAATTTCCATATAATGTATTATCTTTAATATTGTTTGAAAATAAATCACCATAATCATTATTAATATCTGTATAATTTGCTAAACCATTATCATTAAAAGCAGTAAAATCCTCTCCAAATCTCACCATTTCATCTTTATGTTTCTTTTGTTTTTTTTCATCTTTACGTTTATTTTTTTCAAATAATTTATTAAATTCTGAAGGATTAAATGATCTACCATCAAATAAATTCTTTTGTGTCAATTCAATATTTTCTATATCACGTCTAACACGTAAATCATCAATCTCTTTTGCTAATTCATCCCTATCTAATTTTTCATCTAATTTTGTAGGGTCAAAACCTCTTTGTTTATTTAATTTTTCAGATTCTAATTTAAAATCTAATTGAGCTTTCTTTTTAGTATCATCGTTAATATTTAATTCTTGTAATTTAATAAATTCTTCAAATGTACCTTTTTGAGATGAAAAATCACTATTTTTTATTGTTGATTGTTCTAAATCATACATTTTACGAGAATCATCATCTTGTAATACTTTTCCAGCAGTTTGAATCAATTGAAATTGTTTTTCTTTTGTTTTTTGTTCTTTATCTGGTAAATTTTTATATTTATCTGGATGATATTTTGCTAACAAATGTCTGTATCTTTTTGAAATTTCACTTTTAGAAGCGGTTTTTTCTAAACCTAATATTTTATAATAATCAAATCCAAATTTTTTAATTTTAGTAATATCTTTTGAATTTTTATCATTTTTATCATTTTTTTCGTGTTTTTCGTCATTTATCTTATCTTCATTATTTTTAGTAGATGATTTTTTTTGTTTCATTTGTCTAAATAATTCTTCTTCATCAATATTATCTATGTTGTCAATATCATCGAGTATTGATTTTCTATTTTGAAACATTATATAATAATATAATTATTATAAACAAATTTTTAAGTGTAAATAAACGCTTATATAAAAATTATATGATTATAATATAATTAAGTATAATGGAAGAAAGATTTATTGCAACATTTTTATTACATGCTTTGGGCGATACTATAGGATTTAATAATGGCATATGGGAATTTAATTATGGTTTTAAAGAAACAGATGTTAGAATTACATTAGAAATTATATCTGAATTTATTAAATTAGGTGGGATAAATGGAATAAATTTAAAAGATTGGTTTGTATCAGATGATACTTTATTAAATTATGAAATTGCTAAATTTATATTAAATGATGAACTTAGTATAAAACAATTAAAAATTAATTTTAAAAATTTATATGACAAAGAAAGTAAAAATAAAAAAATAAATAGATATTTTGGAATAACAACATCAGAATATATTAATAAATTTGAATTAAATGATAAAGTTGCTTCTGATTATGATAAGTCAACTGGTGGTAATGGAGCAGCAATGAGAACATTACCAATTGGTTTAAGATTAAATAAAAAAGATCAATTGGATTTGCTTATAAATACATCTATAATAACAAGTAAATTAACACATCCTTCACCAATTGGATTTTTAAGCGGTTTCGCCAGTGCATATTTTGTATCTCTTGCAATAAATAATGTAAAACCAGAATTATGGTGTAAAGCATTATTAGATATAATTGAATTAGAATCAATAAGAAAATATATATTGTCTACTTATAATAATCCAAAAGATTATAACAATATAATTGATTATACTAATTTTATTAAAATATTTAAACATTATTATGAAATATTTTATGATGAAAAAACAGGAAAACAAAGAGAATTAAAAACAAAAGATAATATAATTTCCCGAACAAAAATTTTTAAAGAAATTGAAGATTTTTTTATAAAATCACAACAAACAGAAATAAATATATATGACCCTGTAGCCGCTATTATTGGTTCTTCTGGTCCAACAGCAATAATAATGGCATTACAAGCATTAATAGATTCAGATGGTTTATGGGAGAAACTTGTATATTATTCAATGTTACATGGAGGAGACAGTGATACAGTAGGGGCAATTGCTGGCGGTTTTTATGGTGCAGTGTATGGATTTGGAGATGTACCTAAACATTTATTAAAGCACTTGGAATTTAAATCTGAGTTAGAAACTATTGCAAAAGAAATATATAAAAAGAGTGTTAACTAAAAAGTAAGTGTTAACTAAAAAGTAAGTGTTAACTAAAAAGTAAGTGTTAACTAAAAAGTAAGTGTTAACTAAAAAGTAAGTGTTAACTAAAAAGTAAGTGTTAACTAAAAAGTAAGTGTAAACTAAAAATTGAGTGTTAACTAAGAAATAAGTGTAAAATAATAAGTGTAAACTACGCAGCAAATGTTAACTTATAAGTGTTGTTTAAGAAATTTAATTAAATCGTTTGGACTTCTATCACCATCATAAGGAATATTTGAATTATCTTTATGTAAAATTAAAGTGGGAAATCCAGGGACATTATTTTTAGCACATTCTTCTTTGTGTTTATCACAATCAACTAATTTAATCTGAAAAGCTTTATCTAATTTATTTTGTTCTAAAGCTGGAATAATATCATTTTGTAATGCGCGTAAAAATTGTTGAGAATAACCACACCATTCGGTATAATATACACCTAATATCGGTGAATTATTGTTTTCTAATTGTTCTTTTTGAACTTTTGTATTATCATTTTCAAGATTTTCTTGATTATTTTTATATAAAATATATAAAACTACAACAATAACTATAACAAGTCCTGCAATATATTCAAGTTTCATTTATTATATAATATAAAAATATATAAAATTAAATTTTATTTTATATAATAAAATTTAATTATTTTTTCTGATAACTATATATATAGAATGAGTTCCTCAAACATGTACGACGAAATTGTTCCATTTTTTGGTACTGACAAAGCCAAACTTTTTGTCGCTCTCAATTACAACGATGGTGACAATTATTCACACGCCCTTAATGAAGGTAATGCTGAAGCTCTTTTAGATGAACCATTATGGCAATTAATGTCTGCTGAAAATTATGTAAATGGTGGGAGAGACAATGCTTATCAACCACCTGTTGGTGTTTTACCAGCTGGTGTACCTATTGAAAAATTAGAAGTTGCTGGTCAATTTCTTAATTTTATAATAGATATAGCTGTACATCATTCACGAATTGATGGAGTTAGACCTGTCGAAGCAGCAGGTTTAGCAGCAGGTTTAGCAGCAGCTGCTGCAGCAGGAGTTAGACGCAGTGGAGTACCTATTGGAGTTCTAAATCAACCAAATGTGCCAGCTGGTCCAACTCAACCCACTGATTTATATCAACAAATTTATACAAATTGGGAACGCTTAGATGAATCTACGCGACAATTTTATTCACAACATTTAAATTTACTTGATGCCTTAGGAAATGTTGTTAAACAGCAAACACCTGGATCAGAAGCCAGACTTAATTTATTAAAAGTTGATCCAACTAACAATATGTCTGCCGTAAAAATTCAACAAACTTTACCTTTATTACCCGTTGGATCATTTTATTGGAATATGAATGGTGCAGGTAACTTTGTAAAAATACCTTTAGATGGAGACAAATTAAGAACATTATATAGAAACGTATATACTAGTCAAGGTGGTATTGCTGGTAGATTACAACGTGGTGGTGATATTTCTCAATATTTCAAACATTGGGCTGCGATTCCTGCTGGTGCACCCGGTGCTAATCCAAACGGTTTAGACGTTCCTAAATTCACAGCTGCTTTAGTATATGCAACAAACAAAAAACTCAAAGCTACAGCATCTGGTGATGTTAAAAGTGATTTTCCTCATGTATTTGATTTAGTAACTGGTAATCTCTATAGTGTTGGTCCAAATGGTGAATTAAAGAAAGGCGACAAAGTTGTTGATGCAGCTTCATATGCTGCGGATATTGCTGCTGGTAATGTTCATTGCTATGGTACCAATCTCGCCGATTGTGATAAAGTATATGAATGCTTATTATCAGGTGATCCAAAGAAACTTGGTAGATGCCTTGGTAAATTAAGAAAAGCAGATATGAAATTAGTTGCAGGTACTGAACTTAAATCTATCCGTCCAGAAGTAGCTTTAGAATTACTCAAAACATTCAACATTGAATTAAGAAAAGACACTTATGGAAACCGCGTTCCAATGGAATTTTTAGAATGGAGAGCAACTCTTGATGATCGTGTTGGCGCAGCTGCAGCTTCTGCTATTAAAGAAAACAAACAATTACTTGACTATTTAAGAGCAGTTGTTGAATTAGTTCGTGCTAACCCAGAAATCATTGCTGAAAATAGACAAAGAGCTGTAGAAATGAAACAAGCTCTTAGCAATGCAGGTGTTGTTGTTAATAAACCCCGTCCATTTATTGCTCCAAGCAAGAGAGCTGCCCCAGCTTCAACAATGTTATTAAGAACCATTCCATATGTAACTAGCCAATTAAGCTTACCAACTCCTCCATTATTACCTCCAGGTATTGCTGGTTTTGGTTATGGTCCAGCTTTATCATTCCCATTTGGTTTTATGAGAGGTGGTGCTGATAAAAATGAATTAACTGATTTAGCATCAGTATTAAAGAAAAATTATGATGCAGTATTAAAAGATTTACAAGATTCTGGTAAAGATTTAGTTGATTCTGACAAAAACTTAATTGAAAATGCAATTAAGAAAGTATCAAAGAATCAAAAAGATATTGAACATTTATTAAATGAATTAAGAGCATTTAACAGATTAAGTGTTGGTCTCAAAGCTGGTTTACCACAAACATTAGGTGTTGAAGATGTTGAAGGTGCTAGCCGTATGGTAAATCTTGATAGAACTGTTGATAATCTCCAATCTAATGTTGGTTCTATTGCCAGAGAAAACCAAGCTTTAATTACTCAATTATACAACAACGTATTTAAAGCATTAGCTTCTCTTAGATTAGGTGTATCTAGCTCTAATTTAGTTCCAGCTGGTCATTAAATAATCTTTATGTTTATGAGATAATAATATTATAAGATAATATTATTATTATTATATATATGACAGGAAGTATATTACAATTAGTTGCATATGGTATAGAAGATATATTTTTAACTAATGAGCCACAAATTACATATTTTAAAGTAGTATATAAAAGACATACAAATTTTTCACGAGAAGAAATTAAACAGACTTTTGTTCAAACACCAGATTTTGGAAAACAAACCTCAGCGATTATAGGTAAAAATGGAGATCTAATGGAAAAAACAACTCTTGTTATTAATTTACCAGCTATTCCAAAATTTAGGAATGTATCCGGTGGAGATGATACAATTACAAAAATTGCTTGGGTAAGATATCCAGGATATTCTTTAATTGATTATGTTTCTATTATAATTAATGATAGAGAAATATGTAAGCATTATGGAGAATGGATGTTATTATGGAATCAATTATTTAATCAAAAAGCGACAGATAAAAATTTTAAAAAAATGGTCGGAGATATTCCGGAATTAACATCATATACAAATGGTAAAGATGCTTATACTTTATACATACCACTACAATTTTGGTTTTGTCGTTCATCTGGTAATGCTTTACCACTAGTATCTCTTTTACATTCTGATGTAAAGATTAATATTTCATTAAACTCTTGGGAAAGTTGTGTATCAATTACACCAACACATTATATATCTTGTCAAAGTGATTTAGTAGAATTTAATGAATTTGAATATATTGAACAAATAGTAGACGATGTGATGGCAGCAGGTATATTTACATATTATGATCCTGTTTTAAAAAGATTATATTATTCATTAATTACAACTAATAATTTTGTATTAATACAGTACAACACAACTAATACTTCGTTTTCTAAATATAAAATTTATGGAAAATCATCAAATGCAGAAATATTACCTATACAACAAACGACAAATGTCAATATTTTATCACAAGCAACATATAAATATCAAAAAATTAAAATGTTAATATTAGGAGAAACATTTTTATTAATAAATTATATATTTTTAGATGAAGATGAAAGATTTAAATTTGCAGAATCAAAACATGATTATATTATACAACAATTATATTTTACATATTATAATGAATTAACTGGTCCCACTCAATCTGTTAGATTATCTATTGATAATCCATGTACATATTTATTATGGGTTGCTCAACAAAAATATATTGCAGAATTTAAAGATTATTATAATTATACATATACATATCAACATAAAAGAAATTATGATGCACAATATTCAAATACAGTAATTGGAGAACCGATAAATATACCAAGTAATAAATTAATAAATAATTCTACATTAATGTTAAATGGTAAAGAAAGATTATCTTTTCGTAGCTCAGTGTATTTTAAACTTGTTCAAATATATCAAAATTGTGTAAATGAACCTCCATCAGGAGTTAATGGATATTTCTTTTCAATATATCCAAATTCTACACAAATTTCTGGAACATGTAATATGAGTAAGATAGAAACAATAGAATTAAAATTAAATGTTAATCCAATATTATCTCCAGATAACATTGGATACATAAGAGTATACGCAGAAACTTTAAATATTCTTCGTATAGCAAATGGCTTGGGGGCGATTATGTTTGAAAAATAAAATTAAAATTTAGGTATAAAATAATGGAGCAGCCATTCCGCTAATAAATCTTAAAACATTATAAGTTAATGCCCAATATTCTATTTCTATTTGTAATCCATTTGATTTCATAATATCAATAAATTCTTGAGTAAATTCGTGTTCAAATGATAAATTTTCTATTTGTGATAAATTTGCAGAACCAGATGGTTGTTCTAACATAGGATATAAACTAAAAGAATATAAATATTCATCATTTTCTAAACTACCAATATATCTTGCATAAGGATTGATATTATTAAATAACATTGGTTTCCCTTTCTCTCTAACAGAATCATTAAAATATATTTTAATATATTTAATTATATCTATTAAATTACCATCTGAATCAACAAATCCATTTTTATGCCAAGTTAATTTTTTATTATTTTCATATAACATATCCGTGTAATTATAAATAGGAGATCGTGTAATGTTTGTATTAATTTGATTAATTTTAATTCTCCATAAAATATATTTTGTTGGATCAGATAATTTTACTTTTGTTAAAATTTTATTATTAATAATGTCACTTAAATTATAATAAAATATATTTCCATATCTAAATCGTTCAAATAAAAATTCCATTCTACTAGATGACACTTTTTTCCGTTCATCTTCTTCTAAATAAACATATTCGCTACTCATTTTACATATTAATTTTGGTTTTTTTTTAATAACTGCATTTTTATCATAAATTAATAAATCTTCTAATTTTCTTAATTTAAATCTAATTGTAGCCTCAGTATATAATAAATTTATCATAGGGATTGAATTTGGTATAGATTTACAAAAATAAAATGTTAAAGGTATAAATAATTTAACTTTTGATTTATTTGTTTTATCAAAAGTAGTATATTTTTCTATATTTCCTATCATTATATTATATCCTCTCTTGTGTTCTATTGGTCTATATAATTTATTATATAATGATTGTAAATTAGAATTATATGAATCGATTAAATATTCATCTAAATAAAATTCAATATATTCAAATAAATAATGTCCTAATTCTGGAACCCATGAATATTCAACAGGAGTTTTTTCTATCATATGTCTCAATAAAATATCTAAATCAGAATTTCTAAACATTATATCGATATTTAAATAAAATGGGAATAGATAGAATAAATGGAAAAATGGTATAAATGATTCCCGTTTATTATATTTAATAATAAAATCGGTATTTATATTAATATTTTTATTAATAGGAGTTGTTAATAATACAATACTTTTAATATATGAATTTTTATTATTAATAAAATAATCATATAGAGATTGTTTATATAATTCAATATTTGATTCTAATAAGTCATATAAATAATTATATTGTGATAATTTTATAATTACTGTTTGTATATAATTTCCAACATCTGAAATATTTCTATAATCTTTAAATATCCGTGTTATATATTTTTCATTATATATATATTTTTCGATATATGGTAATATTGTTTCATTATAATATTTTATTAAATCTTTTGCAAATGGGTGATATTTATCATATACCGTAGATAGAGATTCAAATATTGTATTTTTTGCAGTTTGAAATAAATTTTGCGATGCATCAAATACTTCTATAATTTCTGGAATAGAATAGTCATAAATATCTAACTGTGAATTACCATTAACATGTTTATATACAATATCTATCATATGATGATCATAATTTAACTCTAAAAAATGTTTTGTTATCTCATCTGCTGTTGCAGTTACACGATTTTCACAATCACTATAACTATAACAATAACCATGTGTATAATCATTTATATACGCTAAATAACCACTTATTGTATAAATTTGTTTAGGTATTTTTTTATTTCTTATTTTTAATATATTAGAATAATAAGGTATAACTAAATTATTAATATTTGACATCAAACTATTTTGACCACTATAATCTTTTTTAATATCGTTATATAATTTATTTTCTAATAATCCTTTTGCAAAATCTAAGATTGTAAAATCATTATTATAATTTAAAATTGGATTATTATTTTGATTTGTTTGATTATAATTTTTTGTTGTTACTATTGTTAATTTGCTAAAATCAAAATCTTGTATAATATTTATCATATTATTGCTATAATCATATTTATTTCCTATTGAATAAAAATCAAAACCTTCTGAATATACTGGAAATGTATTTATTAGTGTATTTTTATTTTCATAATATAAATTATTAGTACTTTTTATATAATTTGAACTGTAATCATATGAATATAAATTATTTTTAGAATCAGATTTTGTATAATATTTAAACGATGATTCAAATTGATTTTTAATAAATTCATGTGAAGAACCCATAAAATTACCCAAAGTATTTTCATAATAATCTTTACCAAGTAATGTATCATTATAAAATAAATTATAATTTGATATTAAATGTGTATTGATATATGACCAAATAGAACTTGCTGCATGACAATATTGATTTATTTCCGGCGTATATATTTGAAAATTAGTATATGATGTTTGGGTAAATTCATATCCATTGTTTATATATGATTCGTAATAATTTTTTAAATCAGACAAATTATCTATATTATCAAATTTGATATAATTATCTAAAATTGTATCAATTTTTGAAACTAATATTGGTTTCAATTTATATATATCCTGTTTATCTATATTATTAATAATATTATATAATTTTATTCTATATCTTTCAACTATACCTCTAATACATGGAATATTAGAAGAATTTTTTTCAATAGTAACATTAGAATTACCTTCAGCTATATTTATTAAATTTTCTGGTCTCATTAAACCAATTATACCTTTTTGATTTTCTGATAAATACGTATTTGAATATGTTATAAAATATAAAATGTCTGCAATTTGATAGTAATTTTTTTCAAATACAAGTTCTGAAAAAGCACCGCTAAGTTTAGATGTTAAATTATTTTGTTTTAATATAACATTTAGTAAAATTTTTTTATATAAATCCATTTTAAATTCTTGATTTTCTTTTATAATTTTATATTGTTCTGTTCGTGACATAGTGGGTTCATATTGACAAAAACAATTACACGAATAATCTATAACTCCAAAATTTATGGAATCCCTTTCATCAAAATCTCTAAAATCAAAATACAAAAGTTCGTCAGATGTTAATCCAATTAAAGTTGCGTCAACTCCAGACATATCTTTTTCTATTTCATTATATATTTCTGTTGCAATATCTCTAATAATAAATAATGGAATATAATTTAATATAATTAAATTTTTTGTAAATAAATTATTTGAGTTTGTTGCAATAAATTTATCATATATATTATAAATTGGATTAATATAATAATTTGTACCTTCAATTGTTCGATCATACGCAATACCAGATACATCAATATATACCATTTTATTTATTAAATTTCCACTATTATCAAAAGATAAATTTTGCAATATATTTTTTGTAGTGTCACTATTTAATAATATTTTTTTCCAAATATTTAAATCATTAAAATATGGTATAAATAATTCATTTTCAAAAATTTTATAATTATTAATATCAAATTGTGTTAAATTCTTTATTATATCTCTAGAAAAATATATTGGATATATGCTATCGTTTATTATATATGTATCAAATAGAGATGTTATATTATCATGTAATCCACTAATTGTGGACCCTTTTAAACTTGTAATTTTATTTGATGTAGATACATTATTATAAAATGTTTTATGATATCCTAACTTAAAATAATCTATTTGTTTAATTTTACCATTATTATAATATTCAATTACATCATGATAAAAATTAGATAATAGTGTATGAATAATTATTTCTATTAAAATGTATATGTTCTGTAATAAGTTTATTTTCATCGTTGATAAAAAAATATTTACAAATGTTTCATCAAATATTGAATCATCATATATAATTTTATTATTTTCTGTTAAATATTTTACCATAATTAAATATGTATCATCCGATAAATATTGTTTTGTAGTATCCCTTGGAGTGTTATTATTTATATCAATATAATTTTTTAAAATTGGCAAAAATTCATTTGTATTTTCTATTATTTTATTTTTATAATAATCCAATAAAGTTTGACCGATGTATGAAGCTAAAACTATATTATTTCCAACTATATTACCACTTGAATCTTTAAATTTATTATTATTTAAAGTTGCATTTTCTATTATAAATAATCTTATTAAATTATCAAACATATAATAAATATATTTTGATTCATAATTGGTATTAAGTATTGTACCATCAATATTTAATATATTGATATTGTCTGTATCTAAAATATTATATCCACTAGAATATGTTTTTGTCATTATATCTAGATAATTATTATAAGCAATATCATTCACATTACTATATGTTAATAATTTTTTATTTTTTTGATTATTTTTAATTAAATCTTCACAATATTTTTTCATTATATCAAACATCATATATGATATATTATTTTCATAATTATTTCCAATATTAAATTCAAATATTTTTTTAGAATATATATTGCTTATTACTAAATCATTATAATCCAATATTTCATTATATAAATATTTTATATATGTTTCAATATCAATATAAATATATTGCGTATCTGTATTATTAAATATATCTATAAATTTTTTATAATTTAATGGTGTGATATTAATTTTATTATATAAATCACGGCTTATTATGTATAAATAATCAATTAATATTTTTCTTTGAATTTTTATAAATGATTCTTTTAACAAAAATGAATTTATGATATTTAATTGTTTATATAAATTTTTAAAATATGAAATATAATTAAAAATAGTTGCAATTTCTGCTATTTTATTTTTAATGCCCTGTTGAGTACCTGATATATCAACATTAATATAAGTATTATAATAATTTGTAAATACAAGTATTATATCATTTATTAAATGTATAACTTTATTTAAATTATAGTTTGATTCCGACATTTCAAATAAATTATTAACATTATTTATTTCTAATGAATTTATTAATATTGAATTTAATTTATTTAAATATGAATTATTTAATTCTATATTATTAATAACATTATTTAATAACCATTCGTCACAAAATAAGATTATTGAATTTAAAATATTATTATATCCATTATAATTTTGTCTATATAAATATATATTTCTTATTATCATTAAAAGTTTATAAATTTTATACGTATCTTCCGAATATTGACCACTTTCTTTTAAATTACCAGATACATCAGTTTTTGTTATTATTAAATTTGTTGAATACGGATTATCATCAATTTTATTAATATCTTCAGAATTATAATCTGTAACTGCATTTTTATATTTTAAATAAATACTATCTATTTGTATTTTTATTCCACTAGAATCATTTATCATATTATCATATTCAATTTTATCTTGATTTGCAATAAAATTATTATTACTTAAATCTATCAATGTTTGATTAAAATTTTTAACATCGGATAATAATTTATTTTCAATTATAGGTAATAATATTTGATTATAATTATCAATAGTGTATACATAATTTTTTGAAATGTCTATAATTTCATTTGTTGAAATATTATATTTATCAAATAAAGTTATTATATTTTGATTTGTAGCTAGCGGATATTCTAACTTAAAATCATCAATGTCTATTTCAAAATACATTTTATTAACACAATCTGCTTCTTTTTTTAATATATATTGTCCCTTTGTATTAAATTCTGTACAATTATTAATCAAATGTAATTTATTTAATAAAGAAAAATTTGTATATCTTTTATAAACTGTTTTAAATAAAGTTATTGTAGGATTTGATGTTAAAAAAATACTGTCTATACCTGTTGCAACTAATTGTAATATTCCTCCAGTCATTTATTATTAATATAATTATTATTAATAATATTAATATTTAAATTAAATTTAAACTAAATAATTCTAATTAAAACTAAAAGCTAAACCAGAAAATCCTCCATGTATTCTTATAACATTATAACATTTTGCAAATAATATAACTTTAATGTCCGTATATAATATTTTATCAGCAACTGATTTTGGCTGTATTCTTACATCAATATCTGATAGTGCGTAATAAAATGTTTCCTCTTTTATTTGTTGTATTAATTGTTGTGAAGCAAATCTACTAAAATTGCATGTACCTGACGGTTGAATTTCTTCAGGCGCTAGAGAAAATGAATATACGTATATCCCTGGATTAGGTGTAGTTGTATGATGTTGATATGGTTGTATTAAATTAAAATATTTTGCACTACCTACTTTCCTATTTAATTTTGTATATCCGTTTAACGTTATAGTTGCATCAATTATTGTGTTTTCATTAGAAGTTGAATTAATAGCAAATTTGTTAAAATAACATCTAAATACACCATCTTTATTTTCTGTATAAATATTTTTTTGTAAAATCCATATTAATTCTTTACATGGATGTTTTAAATCTAATTGTATGGAATAATCAATACTTTGATTCATAATTGAATCAAATGTTAAGATATTTTTAGAAGCTTTAAGTTCAAATTCTGGATTTTTTAAAATTTCTTGTACTGTTTGAATAGATTCTATTAAATATTCGTGAGATGATTGTGCAAATTTTCTTCTTTCTAATCCATCTAAATAAATATAATCAATTAATAAACTACTTTCAAATGTATATCCATTATCATTCCATAAATCCTCTAACGAATATTCTATTAAATTACCATATATATCAGTCGTACCATTTATATTTTCGACATATGCACATTCATTAATTGATCTGAATTTGATTTTAATTATTAAATCAGAATATTGTGATGCAATTAATGGAAATGCAGAACCAATATTATTTGTAAACCAGCATTTAAGCGGTATATGAATTGCCTCTGAACGTGCTTTCGGACTTTGATCATATCTTGTTAAAACATCTGTATTACCAATTAAACTTGAATGTATCTCTTTTAATGTTGAATGTTCTGTTAATTGTGATTCAACTTCTAAAAATTCTCCATAAATTCTATCTATGGATTCACCTCCTAAAGTAATATCGATATATTCTATTAAATTATATCCTACATTTTCATTCCAAGCAAATTTTAAATTATTTGTTGATTCTAAATTATTTAATAATTTATATTTATTATTTTCATTCCAAAAATATTTTTGACATCTTAATGACATTTCTAAAGCATTTTGTATTAAATTAAATAATTCTAATGGTGTTATATTAACATTTATTATTGAATTATTTTGTAAATATGGTAACAATATTTTATAAATATTTGATAAATAAATAATATTATAAATTTCTCTATGATTTTCATATGTGTATTTATTTAACAACTCACTAAATTTCTTTTCTGAATCTAATCCTGTTATTACAAGATTATCTGTTGTTTTTGAACTCGAAGTAAAACACTTTAATATATCAGTTAAAATTTGTTTACTTGTTATATTTACGACTTTGATATTTTTATATGCACTTCTATAAGCTTGAATATTAAAAATCATAAATTCTATAACAGTTTTATATTCCTCTTTAGCAGAGATACTATTTGGAGTATTTTGAGTTGATAAAATAGCTCCTAATTTTTGTTTAGAAAAATATACTTCTGGTAATACTATTTTTATATAAGTTTTGCTAACTAGATCACCAATTCTAGGAACAATTATTTCATATTCTTTTCCAAAATTGCTCATGTTATTTGTCCCCACTTCTATTGATTCAATTGAAAAATTAGTATGCCTTCTATAAACTATTTTAAAAAAAGTTATTTGGGGTGCCCCTGTTAGATACAAGTCATTACAACCATAAGATAATATACTTAATAAACCTCCCGGCATATATATAATTTAATATATATATTTGAAAATATATTTAAATTATATTATTATCGTATTTATATTAAATAAAAGATATTTGATTTATTTTTTTCCTCTTTTTTCATAAAAAAATTATTTTACCTTTAAAAAGGTATTTTCCCTCTCACACTCACAACAACTCAGGGAGCACTCACAGAGACTCACAGACACTCACTAACACTCACTGACACTCACTCCCACCCCACTCACACACACGCTCACTGCTGAGCAGGAGCCACCACACGGCTACCGCGACCACGACCCCGGCGAGTCTGGTGCGCAGGAACAGCGGTGCGCGCAGCACGCTCACGACGCTTGACGACGGTGAAGCCCTCGGGAACAACCTCAGACTCTGCCTCGGGCTCAGCATCGGGCTCAGCATCGGGCTCGGCCTCAGCATCGGGCTCGGCCTCAGCAACCTCTGCCTCAGCAGCCTTTGCCTCAGCAGCAGCCTTGCGCTCTGCCCACGCGTTGCGACCAGGAGGAGCAGATGCCTGGACAGCGCCGTTGTTCTTCACAGCAACGATCTTCAGCTGCCCTGCCGGTGCTGCCTTGTTCTCCTTGGGAGCAGCTGGCTTGGAAATTCCCGCCTTGGTACGCGAGTCGCGCTTCTGCTGGGCCTTCTCGGCGGCAACCTTGGCAAAGAACTCATCGCGCATCTTCTTGGCAGTAGCTCCTGCCTCGCGGAAAAGCGTGCGAACCGCATCAAAGTTGATAGCAAGAAGAGCGCTGTAGGCGTCGAGGAGGTCTGTCATAAAGTCGACAAACCCCTCGTCGCTGTAGAAGTGATCGCCGCGGCGATACGTAGCGTTCTGTGGGAGGCAAACGAGCACCTCCTTCTTGCTCTCGCGGTCAAACCGCTTTTCCTCCAGATGATACGTGTGGAAGAAGCGGTAGACCATCTCAGAGATGGCAACACGCGTGGCCTTGATGATCTGTCCGAGACTCATCTCCTCAAACTCCGTCCAGTACAGCTCCCGGATGGAAGCGTGGTACTCTGGGTCAAACTCGCCCTTCACAACGCGCTGGAGCGAAGAAAAGCGAGACTCGACCGTGGCAGGAGCAAAGGGCTCAGACACAGCGGAGACAAGCTTGGCAATCTTGCGAGAAGCAGCAGTCCAACCCAGACGAGCAAGGCCATCAGAGACGGTCTTGGCGTAGGTGGTCTGTGTGGGGTTCTTCTCGCCAGACTTCAGCATGTTCGCGAGGAGAATGTCGTGCTGCTCAACGAGGTCAACAAGAGTTGCCTCGGCAAGTGGAAACTCGGGGCGCTCATCCTGCTCAACAGCAGCGGCAGCCTTGGAAGAAGTAGGCTTGGAAGCCTTGGAGGAAGAAGAAACATTAGAAGAGGAGGAAACGCGAACGGAAGCCATTATTAATTAGTGATATAATATGCTAAATTTATGGGTTTTTCTAACATTTAGAATTTCAACTTTTTTGAAAGAGAAGGTTTGTAACAAACCTTCTCTTATATAAAAATTATTGAGGCTTTAGCCAAAACAATTTTTTTATTAAAAAATGCTTTAATAAAAAATTATTGAGCCTTTTTTAATATAAATATTATAATAAAAATGTTATAAATAAAGGAAATAATAGGTTTTAATCAATAATATATTAATTAAATAAATAAAGAATGGTAGCAGCGGGATTCGAACCCGCGAAGGCTTACGCCACTGAATCTTGAGTTCAGCCCCTTTAACCGCTCGGGCATACTACCACTAGAAAAATGATGTGTATTACATATGTTTTGCAGAGACTTTAAATTTCAATTTTTTTGAAAGAGAACATTTGTCCAGACAAATGTTCTCTTATATAAAAATTATTGAGCCTTAAAGCGAAACAATTTTTTTGTAAAATCTCCTAAAGCAGATTTAAGAAAAAAATTAATGAATGAATTATATGAGTAAAACAATTTTTTTTATTATATATTATATTATATACAATATATATATATAATGGTTGTATTTAATAATTATAACAAAGTATTATATAATAATAATACATATGCTGTAATTAAAGTTCTATATAAGAATAATTATATACCTATAGTATTAGATTATAAAGATTTTAAAAATATACCATCTGATTATAATTGGATAATAAGTGATACTGGCTTAATATATAGAAAAACATCAGATGATAAATTTGAATATTTACATGATAAAATATTAAAAACAAATGTTAAAACTAAATCTATAATACACATTAATAAACTATGTATTGATAATAGATTAAAAAATTTAATGTTTGATAATAAAAATAAAATTACAAAAAAAAATCTTAGTAAAAAAGCTAGAACTATTGATTTAAAAGATAAAGTTGACGTTAACAAAATTCCTACATTTGTTTGGTATTTAAAACCAGATAAATCTCATGGAGAAAGATTTCAAGTTGATATGGGTGATATTAAATGGAAATCAACAAGTTCGAATGAATTATCATTAAAATATAAATTAGAAGAAACAAAAAAATATTTAAGACAAATGAAAGATATTAAACCAGATGAATTTAAAAAAAATTCTATGAATAATGATTTAAATATACAAGGAGAACAATTAAAAAAAGAATTTTATGAAATTATTATGTTAGCTGGATTTAAATATAGATATATGCCAACTAAATTTACAGATTTTATATTAAAAGAAGATAAAAAAGGATTATCAACAATAGAAAAGAAATTATTAGATCAATTTGATATAGAATCTGATAAAACTACTAAAGATAGACTTAAACAGATTTATGAATAATATTATTGATATATGGATTTCCGTCTAAATTATCTTTTACATAATTATTAATTCTTATATTTCTTACTAATTTTGTATTTTGTGGAGATTTTGTCAATGTAAAAGGTAAAGTATCATTAATACTAATAGTTGATGACATTAAATCACGATTTATTTGTATTGGTTCGCATAATGATACTGTGGTGAAATCCATATGAGGGCCTCTTGAATCTCCAGATAAAGTTGGCATTCTCCCTTTTGATATTTTCTCTTTTTGTGTATTTACTAACATATTTTTAGCATCATCTCTTGTTCTAGTTGCAAGATATACACCATTTGCTCCAGCGGCAGAACGATTTAATTTTCCATGTATATCTCTCATTGTTGGATCTGGTGTATAGTTAATATAATTAATTTGATAACCTTTATTTTGATCACCAGTAACATGTCCGGCTCTATCTGTTTTTTCATGAATTGTTCTCATAGTTGGATCTGGAGTGGCGTCAGTATAATTAATTGTATATGCTTGATTTCTATCTCCATTCATACCAGCTGCAGCTCTATCTGTCTTTTCATGTATATTTCTCATTGTTGGATCTGGAGTCGCATCTGTATAATTAATTGTATATGCTTCATTTCTATCACCTTTCATACCACCTGCCGCTCTATCTGTTTTTTCATGTACATTTCTCATTGTTGGATCTGGAGTTGCATCGAGATAATTAATTGTATATCCTTGATTTCTATCACCATTCATACCAGCTCCTGCTCTGTCTGTTTTTTCATGTACATTTCTCATTGTTGGATCTGGTGTTGCATCAAGATAATTAATTGTGTAACCATTACCTCTATCACCATTCATACCGCCCGCTGCTCTATCCGTTTTTTCATGTATATTTCTCATAGTTGGATCTGGTGTAGAATCAAGATAATTAATTGTATAACCATTTCCTCTATCACCATTCATGCCACCTCCTGCTCTATCTGTTTTTTCGTGTACATTTCTCATTGTTGGATCAGGAATATTATTTTCTTGATTAAATACATAAGATTTGCCATATGCACCAACATGTTCAACACCATAACGTTCATATTTATCGTGAATATTTCTCATTGTTGTTTTTGTTATATCATTTGGATCATAAAATTTAGGTTTTAAATAATCTCCAACTGCTCCAGCTCCGGCTCTATCAAATTTACTTACAATATCTCTAAGTGTAGGATCTAACACATCTGCAAAATCTATTGCTACACCTTTAGCCATATCTCCAATTACTGCTGCTCCATTTCTATCGTATTTATTTTGTATGCCTCTTAAAGTTTGACTTACGATATCTGTGAAATCAACAGCTTTTGTTTTACCCATATCTCCAGATACTGCTGCTCCTGTTCTGTCATATTTATTTTGTATACCTCTTAAAGTTTGACTAACAATATCATTAAAATCAATAGCTTTTGTTTTCCCTATATCACCTGTTACTGCTGCTCCAGTTCTATCATATTTATCATTTAAATTACGTTTAGTTAAATCGAATATATTTGAAATCATATCAAACGCAACTCCTTTATTAATTTGAGATGTACCTAAAGGTCCAGTATATGTTTGATTCATACTACGCTGTGTTGGATCAGGAATATATTTATTAGAATCTTCTCTTGCTTGTAAACCTTCAACTAATATAATATTTCTTGGTTCTGCTTGTTTAAAATTTTCTCTATCAGCAGTTTTATATTTTTCTCTAACATTATCAGATGTAGCTTGTTGAATTTCTGATTTTGCTGCACCATAAAATATATTTTCTTTAGCCCCTCTATTTTGTGTTGCTAAATTTTCTTTTTGTACTTCACCATAAATTGCTGGTGCTCTAATATAACCAAGAGATGGAACTAATCTATCATCACCCCAATATTTTGTTCTTTCTGGTTTATATTTTTTAGTTTCTCCAATAACAGGGCCCTTTGTTCCTTTGCTACCTTCTACTACACCCATTGTATATGTTCTTTGTTGTTTATCTTTAGTTCGCAATTCATCAATTGTTTTTGGTAAAGGTCTATAATCGTTACCGAATTTATTAACTTCATTATAACCTAAATTAACACCTTTAGTAACTCTTTCTTGTCTAAATGGTAATTCATTACGACGTTCTCTTGATGGATTATATCTATCTTCAATTAATTCTGTAACAGATGGCATACCATAAATATTTGTAACACCAATTAAAGGAGAAAATAATGGTTTTTGTTCTGTTTTTGGAATTTTTACATCACGAACATTGCCTGTAAAAGTTTCCATTCTACGTTGAAATACATCATTACGTTGTTCTTGTGCTAACATATCGGAGCCATATGTTTTTCCCTTAAATTGTGGAATCATATTATTATGTATTAATTGATTCTCTGGAACAATTCCATATGTCATATTCGCATCATCTCCAAAATTTGAATATCCGCCAGCTAATGCTAATCCTCTTTCAATTTGTAATCTGTCAGTATTAGATGATGATTTATGTACAGCATTGGATGAACCAGGAATATTTTTCATATCAAAACGTTGTGGTTCAAATTGATTTAAAAAAGTATCATTTGTGTTTTCTTTATTAACAAACTTTCTTTCAAATGCTCTATTATCTAAAAATTTTGATTGTTGATTTACCATAAAATTTGGATCATTCGATATAGATATTACAGATTTATCGCTTTGACTTGCTACATCGCTAAATTCAGAATCAGATACATTTCCATAATGTTCAATAACAGATTTTCTATTAGAACCTCTATTTCGAACATTAGGATTAATTATTCCTGTTTTAACAGGATCTCTTCCTTTTTTATGTAATTTTTCAGCTTTATCTTTTATTTTTTGTATACCATTATTATATCTGGTAGAATTATATATTAAATCTTTTTTTTCTGTTTTAGAAGTTTTACAATTATCTCTACCATGTAAAATATCATTAAATACAGATACACCTTCTAATAAATTCATAATATATAATGTTATATTATAAAAATATTTTAGAAAAAAACTATATTAAAAATTATGTTTAGATAAATTTATTTTATAGATATCTGTCTTGATTTGATAAACATATTAAAGAATAAGGAGATTTATTACAATCTTCTTTTGGAAATACTGCTTGTTGTAATAATACACGAGGACCGACTGGTGTGTAATTATCTTTTGCTTCTAATGTTGTATTTACTGCAAAATCAAAAAATAGTGGTTCTTGTGGATTACGTTTTAAATTGTAAAATCTATTTATTTGTACGTCTCTAAAATTCTTTGGTGTAGATGTTAAATGTGAATATTCTGGTACTAATGCTTTATTACATACATTTAAATTGTTTTGTTTTTGATTAAGATTATAATTATTTACACGACCTGCTCTGCATCTAGATTGTGGTAAATTGCGATTTGATAATTCAGATTCGACATCAACTAAGCGTTGTGACATAGCTGGTCCCATTGTTTCGACAGTACTAACTCCTGCACCACCAACAGATGATCTAGGACCTAGAGTTGATAAACACGAATTACAATTATATGTTGAATATTCTTGTAATCTATAATTGCCTACATTTGTACTTTCTGATAAATGATCTGGATAATAGCAAGTATCATATTGAAGTTTACTAGAATGTCCGATATTCATAATATATAATATTTATAATAGATAATATTTTTATATTATTCATAGTTTTTTATATAAATAAATTTATATTAAATAATTTTTATTCAGTGTCTTCTATTGGTGCATTCTTTACAGATGCATATTTTTGAACAGCTTCTTTAACTTTTTTAATATATAAATCACGATTTGACTTATATGTATGTGCGACATCAGGTGATAGAGGATCATCTGGATTAGGTGTTGCAAGTAGATCAGATATAGATAGAACTACTTTATATAGACGTAGAGCTGAACTCCATTGGTCTTTAAGAATGTCAATACAAATACTACCTTCTCGTGAAATATTTGGATGATAAATGTATGTTTGAAAGCGCATAATTGGTGGTTTAAAAGGATAATCAGATGGAAGTGTAATTAGTAGTTTAAAAACACCCCCTTCAAATGGAGTATCTTTTGGTCCTAATATAAATACTTGATGTTCTCCGTAAATATTATCTTCGTTAATAATTACCTCTTTAATTGTTTCAGGAATATCATTATTCATAAGTTCTTTTAGATCAGATAGAATACGATTATTCTTTGGTTTCGAAATCTTTTTGACAGAAGAATTTACAGATTGAGAGTTCATTGCTGACATTTTTTATATATAATTATATATAAATCTGTATATAATTATAGACTATTTATTATTCAATTTTTTTGAAAGATAATCTTATATAAAAATTAATAAGTCCATATAAAGTTAATTAAAAAATTTATAAAATTCTGTACCTTTTTCAATACATAATTTATGTTGTTTATTATTTGGCATAAATCGGCATACTTTATGAATTGATACTTTGCTTTTAATATTCGGATCATTTGAATTTTCTACAATATTTTGATATATTTTTTGTGCATTTTCGTGTGTTCTGGTTATATTTGATTCATGATCTACAGCATTATATACACAAATATTTGAAAAAAATGTATCGATATCGCCTATACTATTCATAATAATATATTTATATATATATATATTATTATTTTAAGTATCTTAATATTAAATAATACGCTAGAGTGATATCCAAATTAAGGGCTGTTATTCAGCACTTAACTTTCAATATATGTGGTATATTTATTGTTTAGATGAACAATCTAAAGTTAATACTTCACGCATACCATTTGAAGTTTGTCTAGGAATATTATTAAAAACAATTGGACATACTTCTGGAGCATAAACAATTGGTCTGGATGGATCATATGTGCTCATACATTCTGAAGATTTTTTGCATGCTGGATGATATTTAAGATTTGCACATTTGGTTGCAGGACGAGTAATATTTCTTAATTCAGATTCAACATCGACAATTTCTGTATCTGTTTTATACCAAAATTTATCAAATTTGCATTTTTCGCAATTTTCATATGCCCCCATAAAAGTTCTATATTGAAAAGGGGTTGTTGAATCATTTAATTGTTGTTCATATGCGCATTCGTCATATCTTAATCTATTTGAACTACCTTGGTTTCTATTATGGTTTTCACTTTTAGAATTTCCTTTATTCATTGTATATATTAATTATATAATATTTTTTTTTTATTTTTATATAAATATTATACTATTTATAATATTTAATAATTATATTAAAATATATTTTTTTAATAAATATCTCTTGTTTTCTGTTTAATATGTTCTCTATTTTCTAATCTTGATGGATATGGTCTATCGTTTACTACATGTTCAGGTGCTTGAATATCATCATCTATATATTGAAAATAATGTTCTACTGGATTATCCCAACCCATTGAACGAGCTTTACTTGATGTGTTTCCATAACCACCGTATTTTATATAATTTTCTATATCAACATCACGTAATTTTCCTCCAGTCATTGATTCTACATTTTTATATAGATTTTCAACATTTGCTTTTCTACAATTATTAGATGGTAATACAACTTTATTATCCACATCTAATTTTGACTCGTATGCATATTTTGGTAATTGAGGTTGTCTATATGATTTTTGATTTAAATTTAAAACATTAGTTAAATCTTTTCTGGAATTAAAATTATTATTACGCGCTTCTCTTTGTTGTTCATAATATAATCTTTGGTTATAATCTATCTTTGGTTGATTATGATATAATTTATTTTGATTTTGTTGATTATTATTAACTTGATTATTATTAACTTGATTATTATTAACTTGATAACTTGATTTAAAATATTCTGGTTTATTCTTATCATAACCACTATAATTTGTTAATTTAACATCATTCATTTCATTAATTATATTATCTAAACTAAATTCCTGTGAAAAATCTTTGCTTGTAGTTGATGAAAAATTTCTATCATACATGTCATAATTTTCACGTAAATTTACAGTATTTCCTCTATATAAATTAGCTTCTTTTTCCTTTTGCATTTTTTTATTAATTCTATCTAAACGAGGATCGTGAATTTGTGAAGATGGGAATTTACACTGCGATACTTCAATCATATTATCATAATTTTTTACTTTTCTATATCCATTATTTTCTGTTTCTTCATCAGATTCTGATTGAGGTTCATTATTTAAATATTTTTTTATAATATTCATATCATGTTTAGTAATCATATATTGTTTTTCTAAGGATACTGTTGAATCAATATTATTTTCTTCATAATATTTTCTTCTTTTTAAATATTCAATTAATCTTGGTTCTAAATTTAATTCGCTCATTATAAAATACAATTAGAATAATTATTTTTATAATTAACTTAAGATAAAAGTTATTTATTATATAATTATACAATAGTTATGGACGATAGTTATACTCCTGAATCTCTTGCTTGGAAATTATTACTCGATGAAGAAGTTGGAAATGGTGATATGTTGGCATATAGTGACCCAAATGAAAATAAATATGTTATTAAATTTGAAATATTTTTAACAATTTATCTTGAGATGATTATAAATCATTACAAAATGTTATATATTGAAAATAATGTCGATGAAGATATTACTGATGATGATGTTGAAAATAATTTTAAATTAAATTTTGATAATATTAATTTAGAATTATTATTAAATCCATTCAAAGAAAAATTACAAAAAATAAAATGTCAATTAAATATCCATGAATTAAACAAAGATCATTATGATTATATTAAAACTTCTAGATATTGTACAATTCTATTTAGAGATTTACCAAAAGATGAAACATATTTTATTATGAATGAAAGATATATTGAAAAAGATAAAAGATATCATTTTGTATTATATGGACCAACAAATGAAAAAAAATCGTCATTTAATAATTTAAAAGATATATATGCATGTATAAATATTAATGATAAATATTTTAAAATATCATTTGATTCAATCTAATAGGAACCTACAAATAATATACAATTGGTATCTGTTTGTCTTAGATAATATGTAAATGTTGATGTTGCATTAAATTCTTTAACCGTTTTTATTCTAGCATTAATTGTATCTGATTTACCTCGGCCACCATTTTTATCTATATTTATTTCTATATTTTGTATTACATCATCTAATTTACAATTTGATGTAAATAATTCGGGGACATTTAAATCTAAGAATACAGTTTTTAAATCTGTCTGTTTTAATATATTTGTATATCTTAATTTTGTTTGTATTTTAAATATTGGTATTTTTACTTGTGCGAGTATAGTTCCTTGTAAATTTAATATAATCGAATCAAATAATTTTTGTGTAAATTCAATATCACCTAATATTATACCCATACTTAAATTATTTTTTGTTTTCATTTCTAATACTTGATAATATGGTGTATCATAATAGCCAAATGCGTCGTTATGAGCAATCATATAATTTTGTCTAATTTTACCATGATACTTACTATAAAAGACATCTTCTATTCCTGCTTTAAATAAATGAATCCATGATGGATTTATTGAAGCATAATTTAAACATAATACATCACAATTAATTAAATTATCTTTTACAATCGATTTTTTCATGTTAGTATTTGTTAATTGAGTAATTATATTATTAATATGTTCTGCTTCTTTTTCTGCATTATTTGGATTAACTTTTCTTATTTTAGTAAAATTATTTATATATTTACAAAATTCTTGATTATGATTAATATTATCTGCAAAAATAATACAATTTCCATTTGATATTGATGTTGTATTAAATAGATCCATCAAATAATTAATTCCTGAATTTAAAATATCATTTCGAGGAAAATTAAAATAATTTTTTAATTCAACTTGTGTATTTCCATCAGAACCCATATATAATCCTCCAAATATCGTATATAATAAAATAGGGGAATATATAAATGGTTGTTTCATTATTTGTTCGAGATTATTATATAAAAATATTCCATAATTATTAATACCATTTACACAGATTGATTTATCTTGTACATGTTCTGTTAATTTTGTATCAACATCGATATCTGCATAATTATTTGGTTTATCAAATGAATTTAATTTTTTTCCAATTGTTTTATTAACTAATAAATTAAAATCATTTGTTTGTGAGAAATTTGAAAAATTATTATTTCCTTTAAATTCAACATCTGGTCTTGTAGGCATACCTCTATCATATGTTATTCCCGGATTTTTAATTTCTCCAAAATCTCTTGATGGTGCTTCACTTATATCACCATTACGCGAATAATTAGATTGTTTTAAAAATTCATCCCTTTCTATATCTAATCTATTAATTTCTTCTCTCTTTTTCCTATTCATATTATTTTGTAAATTTATATTAACCATATTTCTATTACTTATTCTATCATTATTTTGATTAGTTTGTTCATTTCCATTTGAAGGAAATTGTCTTTCATAATAATTAGACATTTATAATATAATCTGAATTAAGATTTAAATATTACTTTTTAAACGCTCATTAAAAAAAATGATTTTTAATAATTATATCAAAAAGAATAACAATTAATTATAAAATAATAAATGATACAAGAGATTAAAGAAAATAATATATGTAAATATATTTATGTTACAAATATATCAAATTATAATAATTTAGAAAAAATTGCATTATTTGATTTAGATGATACTATAATTAAATTTACTAAATTTGAAGATGATAAATTTCAATATATCAATGATAATGTAATTTCAAAATTAACAAAATTAAATAAAGAATGTCATTTAATAATTATTTCTAATCAATTAAATTTACTAAAAAATAAAAATCATAGATATGATAATTGGAAAATTAAAATTAAATCCCTATTTGATGATTTTACAAAAAATAAATTGCAAATAGAATTATATGCTTCTGTTATAGATGATTTTCATAGAAAACCAAATCCAGGTCTATATAATATTATTTTTGATAAATATAAAATAAAACCAGAATTCTATTGTGGAGATGCTCTAGGTAGACAAGGAGATTTTTATGATTCAGATCTAAAATTCGCATTAAATTGTAATATTCAAATTAAATCACCTGAAGAATTATTCTTAAATAAAAAAAGACCTTTAATGAAAATTTCATATCCTAAATTAAATTTAAAAGTAAATTTTAAATCAAATAATAACAATAATCTTATTACAATTCCAAAGGAAAAAGAAATGATAATAATAGTAGGTATGCCAGGAAGCGGTAAATCGCACATATCTATGGAAATTCAATCAAAAGGATTTATTGATAGAAAAATATATATGATAATAAATAGAGATAAATTAAAAACAATAGAAAAGTGTATAAAATATTGCGAATCTAATTTAAAATTAAATCTTAATGTTATTATTGATAATACAAACCCGTCAATCGAAGATAGAAAGAAATTTATTGATTTGGCAAAAAAATATTCTTATAAAATTAGATGTATATTATTTGATATTCCTTTAGAAGTAGCATTACATAATAATTATTATAGACATTTTAAATATAATTCATCATTAATCCCAAAAATAGCATATAATATCTACAAATCAAAATATGTAAAACCATAAATAAAAGAAGGATATACAGAAATTATTGAAATCAATTCTATTTCAAATGATGATTATTTATATAAAAAATATTATTTTTAAGTTTTTTAATTATATCTTTAATTAATAGAATTTTTTATATTTATTTGATTAAAATTTGTATCAAACATTTCAATCGGTATTGCTAAAATTGTTATTACTGATCTAGCCCTAATATAATCAGCAGCTGCACCACCTTCAAAAAATTGTACAATCCATTTACCATCTTTAATACTTGCTCTCGCATAAAATGCACCAGATGTAGTAGTATTTTTATCCTTCGGTAATTGTAATCCTACAACCATACAAACCCATTTATCTGAATCATATGTATTATTACTTAGATCTTTTACAAGAGTACCAGTTACACCAATATCCACCCAATTATAATAATATTCTCGTGTTGAATCATTTTTATAACCACCCATATCAAAAATTCTTATTTTTTTATTATTTATACTTAAATTTCCAGTAATATTTGAATTTCCTGTAATATTTGAATTTCCTGTAATATTCGCATCTCCTGTAACTCTAATATTATTAAATACAGCTGTGCCAGATGAATCTGCATATACTTTTGCAATATTTGAAACCGCTTCAATAGATAAAGTTGAATTTCCAGGCGCACCTGCACTTGTTGAACCAGCATTTTCTTGTTTATATAAACTTAATATAATTAAAATAATTAGAAGACCTATAATAATTTTATGCGCTAAATTCATTTATTATATATAATTATTTTATATTTTTTATTTTTTATAAAAAATATAAAATAAATAATTTATGTTCTATAAGATGTTCTATATCTGATATCATCGAATGCTACACAATATCTTGAATCTTCTTTACAAGTTTTTGGTGTTTTGTAACACCATTCTGCAAATTTTTGTTGATCATTTGGAATAGATCCACCAGGTACTGTATAGAATTGTCTTTGTGTATTTTTTTCATCAAATAAATCAGACATATCTTTAAATAAATCTTTATTATATGTCAAATTTATTTGTTCTTTAATAACATCATCATCAACTCCAACTGGATATGGAGCATTTTCAGTATTATAATCAGTTAAAATTGGATTCATATAGGGATTATTAATTGTTGGTTGTCTGGGTACATCCAAAATATCTTTATTCTTTTCTAATTGTTTTTTAACATATTCATTTAATTTAACATTTTCATTTTTGGCTGAATAAAACTTACCTAAACGCAATTTATTATCTGAATCTACATATCCTGCTTCAACTTCAAATTGTTCTATATCATCTACATCTATTTTTCTATATTTTGTATAATATAAAAATATCATTAATAAAATAATTCCAAAAAATATAATATTTGTTATAGTATTTGTTTGACCAATAAATTGAATTATTAATAATGCATAAATAGAAAATAATGTTATAGCATTCATTTGTTGATTTCTAGTCATATTTTTTGTTGGAATAAATTTATCAAAAGAATTTAATAAGATTGATGGTTTTTCCATCCAAAATATATCTCTATTATTAGTATTATCAGTATTATTCATAATTATATTATAGTGTTATATTATTTTTAGAATTAAATTATATTTATATTTTATTGAATAATTTATTATTTGTCTTTTTTTTCTCTTTTTTTTCTATCTTGAATTACTCCTAAGAATTTTATATTAAAATCTTTTGCATGTTTTTGTAATAATAATATTTTTTCTAACATTTTTTTTTGTTCTATCATTTGTCTTTGTTGTTCTGCTTCTGCTTCAACTTCATCATTTGGTTCTGCTTCGATTAAATTTTCATTACAATTTACATTAGAATGTACATTAGAATTTACATTTTCATTTAAATTATTATTAGGATTAGGGTTTAATAAATTTTTATTTATATTTATATTTTTTGAAGTATCACTATTATATAAATTTTTAAGATATACATCTTTGTCTGCTTTATAATAATCTTCTACTTCTGAAAATGCTTGATATGTAGTTTCTTCATTTGCTATATTAACTGACACAAAAATTTGAGAAGTATCATAAACATGATATACATATGGATATTGTTCTTTATTTTTATCTAATAAACTAATTCTACCCAAATCGGAATCTTTTGCTTTAAAATATAAAAATGTAATATTTGGATATAATTTGCTCTTTTGCTTCAAAAATTTTTTTATCATTTTTGATGTAGAATCTGGTGTAGATTGTAAAGTTATTCCAATTATAACAAATTTTTTTGGAGATTCCTTTAATATTCTAACCATGTCGTTTAAACTTATTATTTCCCATATATTTTGTTCATTTTGTTGATGATTCATTATAATATATATTTATTATAATAAATCTTTAATATTTTCACACTATCAAATTTTATCTAAATTTATTTTTTATTAAAAAATTGTGCCATATTATATGTTGATTGAAAATTCTTTAAAAAATCTACCCCAAATGCATTACCATTTTCATCTTTTAGATTATTTAATTTATCACTATTATTTTTTAATAAATTATTCATATTTTCTGCAGTTTTTTCCATTTTCTTTGTGTCTATTTGACCACCCAATTTTGATGATACTCGTTCTGCAACAGAAAACATATTTTGAATACCATTTGTTTTTATATCATCCAATACACTTTTAACCATTGTAGAGCAAACATCTTTTACATCAGAATCGCCACCTAATAGTGATGTAAGAGCATTAATTGTGTCATCTACATCATTATCTGAGAATTTTTTAATTTCAGTTGATAGATTTTCAACATCCATCAATTTATCAATTCCCATTGAACCAAGTAATCCCATTTGTGGATCTGTTCCTGGAATATTAACATCACTTGACATCAATTCATCCATATTAACATCAGATGTTGAATCTCTATTTAATCCTAAAAAGAAATTATTTAGTAATTTATTTTTTGTAATTAATTCTTTTTCACAATATGATACCATATCTAAAACTTCTTTTTTGTGTCTAGCTTTATCTGTATTCATATAAACCATTTTAACAGATGATACAAACATTGAATATATATTATCCCATAATTCATTATTTTCTTCTTCTGTTAAATATTGTGTAATTAAACTAATATTTACACCTGGTATAATTGTTAAAATTTTATTTTCTTTTGTTCTAACTAAAAATAAATTTGCATCTTTATTTTTTATTAAATCTAAATGTTCTCGTAAAACATTAAATACTTTTTTAATTATTTTTACCTGATCAACATCAGTTTTATTTTCTTTATTTTTATATTGATTTAATATTTCTTCACATGTCTGTAACATTTTTTGATGAGATATTTTTTTGTCTTCAGATATATTTTGTTCATTTGATGTTGATACTTTTTTTATTAACATTACTGTTGAAACAACAGATGATACAAATAAATTTTGATAAATAAATAACGATTTATTTATTCTTTCTGCTTCATTTTGTTCAGAATAGTTTTCTTGATTTTTGTCTTGTGTTTCGCTCATTATTAATATATAAACCTATATATTAATAATTTTTTTAAATCATTTTATGAAAATTATTAAACTTTTTATTTTTTAACTTTATTCATTTGAGAAACAATATCTAAATATAATGTAGTATGATCAACTAACATTGCCATAGAATCTTTTACAATTGTTTTTGTTTGCGATGTCATTCTCATCCACAAATCTTTAAATTCAAAAATTCTCATTTCATAACCTGCATTTATTGCTCCATCATATGTATGCTCCATAAAAAATTTATCATTTTTAGAACTAATTTCCTTTCTATAAATATCAGATTCGTATACATTTTCTAAAAATAATATCATAGTTTCTTTTGGTTTAAATTTAAAAAAGTTTTTAATTAGAGTATTGTTTTTTCCAAAAATTGAATCAGGAAATTTTTCTCCCAAATGATTTATCATATTTAATGCAACTTTATTAAACGATTCAATTAAATCATTTTTTCTTTCTTGTAGTTGTTCATATGTTAGTTGTGAATCTTTTTTATCAGTCATTATAATTATATATAATGTATAATGTATATATTTCTTAAATATATTATATTCTGTGTATATTTAAACTTAAGGAACGGATTATATTTGTTTATATAATGTTACATATAATATTAGATATAATTTACAATATAATTAATATATAATTTTATTATAAGTAATGGTAAATAAAATTGATCAAATTTATGAATGTCCATGTGATATTTATTTATTAAAATTTATTGATACACATTTAGATTATTATAAAAAATTAGGTTTTACACCAAATATGATTACAACAATAAGTATTATATTTGGATTATTATCTATGTATAATATTTTTAAAGATAATCACACAATTGCAGCATGCTTATTATTAATTGCTTATTATTTTGATTGTGTTGATGGTAAATTAGGAAGAAAATACAATATGCAAACAGTTGTAGGAGATTATTATGATCATTTTGGTGATGTATTTAAAATTGTAATTATTATTTATGCTTTGTATAAAACTAATCCTATGAAATTTAATAAAATTAAATTTTTATTAATGATTTTAATTTTATTAATGATACTTCATTTAGGCTATCAAGAAACAATATATGATTTTAATGAATCTCCTACACTCGATTTTGCAAAATCTATAGTAAAACACGATAAAACTCCACATAACACAATACAATACACTAAATTTTTTGGTTGTGGTACATTTGTATTAATATTATCATTAATTGTATTAACATGGGAAAATAAATCATAAAATTTAATCTAAAAGTTCATCAATAATTTTATTAAATTTCTCTAATTCATTAATATTATCAGTAAAGATTTCATTAATAATTTTATATTCTTTTTCTAGAACATCAAATGAATCGTCATTAAACTTTTCAATATACGAATTATATGTTTTATCTATAAAATTTAATTTTTCATATATTTTATCAATATCTATTCTATTATATAATTCGTAATTATCATATTTCATATTATTTAAATCTGCAATTAAATTATTATATTCATTTTCTAAATTATTATATTCTTTAGTTATCGATTTATATAATGATTTTTTCATGTTTAATTCTGAATTTAATTTGATATTATTATTTAATGATGATATATCTGATGATTCAAGAGTAACATTTAATTCCAAAAATTTATCTAACATAATTTTATCTATTTTAGATAAAGTATTTTCGTCTAAAAATTCTTTATTAATTTTTTCATTGTTTCCTCTATTTTTTTTATATTTTTTAATTTTCCATAAACAATACATATATATTGCGTCATCTTCTAATTGTTCTCTTTTCTCTATTTTTAATTCTACTGTTTGTGTATTTTCTGTTGTTTCTTGTATTTTTTCTTTATAATCCGCATCTACAGATTTTAAATCCGCATCTGCAGATTGTAATATTTCTTGAGGTTCAGAACTTTGTGTAATACCCATTTTATTTAATATAATAAATTGTCATTATCATATTAAATATATTTAATCTCAATTTTGATTATTTTGAATATTATTTATTAAAGTATCTTTTAGTTGATTTTGAATATTATTTTCAATTACGCTTTGTGTTTGTTTTCTAAAATTTTCATATTCTGATATTTTATTATTCATATCATTTTGGTTAATTTTTCCATTAGAATCATTAAATGTTAAAATCTTAAAATCTACATCTTTTCCATAAGGCATAAAAGATTTTGATGATACATAATCTAAATCAATATATGAATATGTATCTGATATTCCATTTTGTTCATCTGTTCTTGCAACAAATGTAGAACCATCAGTATTATTTACTTTTTGATTTGCTTGAATTAATTTTTTTCGATTCATTTCAACCATTTTCATCATATTTTGTCTTCTATGTTGTATTACATTATTTAGCCATTCAAATGCAACTTGACCTTCATATACTCCACTTGTAACATTATTTTGGTCTCTGATCGCAACCATAGGTGTTTTTTTCATTCCTGTTGAAATAATCTGATCTCTTGTCATAGTATCGATAGATATTAAAGTAAACATATTTTGTATTTTTTCATTTGTAATTATTCTAATAAAATTAACAGATGTTTCGCATCTTGGACTATAAAATAAATAACAATACATATTAATATTATATATTATATTATATTATAATTATAACTTTATATTAAACGCTTTTTGGTTTAAAAAATTGAAAATATTAAATGTATAATTAAACTATAATATTTCTATAAATAATTATCATACACAAACAATGTCGTTTATTGTCGGTATTCTTAATGTATACGGTTGCCTAAATATCGGCAACATAATTCGTACAGCACTTGCCACTGGAGCAACAAAAGTTGTTATTTTTGGAAGGCGTCATTTTGATACACGTAGTAGTTGCGGTGCTCATCACCATATTGAAGTTGAGAGAGTTATTTGTACAATAAATGAAGACAAAGTGGTTGTTTCAGAACTAACAGAACTAGATTATTTTCTTGATGAAAATATAATTTTTAAATATATTCGTGAAAATAACATCCTACCAATTTTTGTTGAGCAAGATCCCAAATCTATTAAACCATCTCCATCAAATATCAAAATCATTATGGAAAAGGCAAAAAAAATTGAAAAAATACCGATGCTTTTTTTTGGCAATGAAACTTTTGGTATTCCAAAAAATATTATGGATATCCGTGAAAAACTAGAAGATAGTTATACTCTTGAACTTAAACAGACAGAAAAGGTACGTTCTTTCAATGTTTCAAATTGCGCATCTATCATTTGTTACAAAGTGTACGAATATATCACAGAATAGATAGATATACACAATTACTTTTTTTATAATTAAATCTTCTAAAGCAGATTTATCAAAAAAAAATTGATTTTTAATATAAATATTATTTAAAATATAGATATTAATATATAAAGTATAATTATAATGACTACTAAATTAAAAGGTTCTAATTCGAAAGGTTCTAATTCTGCTAATCATGCATCAACTAAATCGGGTTTTGATATTAAAATAGAAGAAGCACAATATAGTCCTAAAAATAAATTTAATTCAAGTATTCTAACATTAAAGTTTACAGGTTCAGATGTTAATTGTAAAATTCTAAATACTATACGTAGAGTAGCATGTAATAATATTCCAACTTATGCTTTTCCATCTGCTTTAATTAATATACAAGAAAATACATGTGTAGCATTTAATAATGATTATATGAGAACACGATTAGAACAATTACCTATTTTTGACGTAGATGCTGGAATGTATTTTTTACATAATAAATATTGGAAAAATGTTAATTTTCTAGATACAAATAGAGAAAAACACCCTGATGAAAAAAAAATACAAATTTATATCAATGTACATAATAATTCAAATGAATTAAAATTTATTACAACAAATGAAGCTAAATGTTTTATTGATAACGAACAAGTAAATATTTTTGATACAAAAACTCCAATATTACTTGTAATATTACGTCCAAATGATACATTTAAATGTGTGATGAATTCTGCTCTAGCAATCGGAGAAAGACATACTATATTTTGTTCTGCTGCAAATGCTTGGCATACTTATGAAGAAGAACCAGATAAAGATGGAGTTATGCAATTTAAATCTGGAGAAATTAATATTAAAAGTAGAGGTAATAAAAATGAATATCAACTTCTAATTGATGCATGTGATTATTTAATGAAAAAATTTGCAGATTTAAAAATAGAATTAGATAGACGAATTAAAAGTAAAGAAATTGATGATGATAAAACTATCTTTTTTGTTTTAGATGGCGAAGACCATACAATGGGAGAGATTTTAAATTATGAATTTCAAGAACATAAAGACATTATATTTTCTGGTGTATCGAAACCAGATACCCAAATTTCAAGTATGTTATTTAAAATAACAAGCGCGCCATCTAAAAAAAATCCTTTTGAAGCAATGAATGAATGTATCGATAATTTAAATAAAAAAATAGATTTTATTAAAAATAAAATAACACATCTTTATAAATCTCATCCCAAATAAATTATAATTTTAATAAATGACACATTGTTTTTGTATTAATACAATCCATAAATAATATTTTAGGATGTATATTATTTAAATCATTCGTTATTATATTTATTTCATTATTTTTTAAATATTCGTATAAAGCATCGCGATCATTATAAATAGATAATAATGTATCAAAATTTATTTTTTTTAAATATTTATAAATAATATCATTATTTATTGATTTTTTATCTCCTAAAAAATCGTCAACAATTTCTTCATTTTGTCTTGTTGTTATAAATATTTTATGCAAATCAAATAATATTTTTTTATAATTTACAGATAATTTATTATATAATTCACCATTTGATTTTTTACGCGTTAAATGATATATATTTAATATTTCTTTTGATATTATTTTTATTGATGTATTTACACGTTTTATAATTTCTGTAGAATACGGTGTCATAAAATTAATCATAAATCCTAAATTATCATTTTTATATAATTCTAAATAACACTTATTAATATTGTTATAATTTGGTAACATATCTGAAATTTTTTGATAAATATATGTATTTAATACATATAATGTATTATCATATTCAAGTATATATCCACCAATTGTTAGTTTTTTATTTTGTTCATTATTTAATGATAAATTTTCCAAATGAAATAATAATTCATCTAAACAAGAATAATGTAAATGTTTATCATAATATATTAATTCGTTTTTATTATTATATTCTTTAAATTTTATTATATCATTTATAATTTTATTATTTTCATCATAAACTAATAAATGTTTATATTTATTTGATATGATATAAATATCAAACATATTTTTTGTTGTTAAATCCAATTTATTTGTTTGAATTATAAAATTATATAATTGTTCATTATCTTTTAATTTTATTAATTTTATTTCCTCATATGTATCAATATAATAATATTCCATATCAAATGGATTAACAAATAATAATAAATTTATGCCAATATAATTGTTATATACTTTTATATTGGACCAATTATCAATTTTAAATAATTTATTAATATTTTCTTCATATGGTTTTAATATTTTTTTCTTTTTTAACATATAATAAATTATATTTCCTGCAGAATCAAATATACAATATTCTAAATTATGTATAAGTAAATTTATTAGATCATCAGTATGTATTAATGTATAAGCAATCTTATCTGTATATAATAAATATAAATTGTTATTAAAAATAATATTCATATGTAATTTTTTGTTATTCATATTAAAAAAATCACATATTTTATTTCCATATTTGTCAATATGAAATTTAACAAATTTATATATATTTTCCTTTATATTCGAATTTAACATGTTTATATAAAATTATTTTATAGAAACATTAATAAAATTTAACGAATAATATAAAAATATGACAATTAATTTTTCTTAATTAATAATATACTTTTATTAAATGTATATTAATAAAATTGATGATTTATTAGATAAAATTATTGATGACTTTTATGCAAGAATTATATTAAAAGAACCACGATTATTAAAAATAATAAAAGAATTTAATTTTGTTAAATATCAGAGCGATATTAATGATATATTAAAAAATTACATATTAACAATAAATTTAAATGAATTAAAAGAAATTATTAAAAATAATGATATAATTAATACTATTATAGAGGTTATTAAAAAGTATATTGCTATATACTTATTTTTATTTATAGGATATCATTATCAATCAACTGATAAAATGTATTCAAATAATATTGTTGAATTCAGTAAAAATCAACCAGAATATGGATTTAAAATTGATGGATTTTTTAATTCTGAAAGCAATGCCTTAATATTAGATTTTTATACACAAATTAAACAAATATTAAATTTATTAACTATTGAAAATAAACAACAACGAGAAATATTAAAATCAAAAGTGGAATATAAAAAAACAATTAATTTTTTAAATACATTAGGTTCTGAATTTATTCAAGAAAATATAGCAATAGAAGATAAAAATTTTATTAGATCGCATAATATTATTAAAATTATTATTATTTTACAAATTTATAAAACATTTGAAAAAAAAGATTTATTTAGATTATTAGAATTATTAGAAACAAGCGAAGGTGAATTTATATTCATTGATATAGTTGTTCCAATTAAAACAATTATTGATATTAAAACAATAGAATCATTATTATCAAAAAAAGAGATACAAAGTGGTAAAGCTCTAGAAATTTGGGATTATATTAATGAAACTGATTCGGATTTAATTAAAGACATGACAATTGATGAAAAAATATTAACACTTATTAATAAAAAAATATTTATACCTATAACAGATGATTTATTATTATTTCATAAAGATACAGAATCATATGATAAATCTGGTGATGTTAAAAAGAAAGAAGACACCAAAATTAGATATATAATTAATAAAATTGATGTTGCAAGTAATTTAAATATTGGTGAATCACATTCTGAAGCTAAAAAAAAGTTTTATACACCCATGAATTATAAAAAGGTAGTTTTAATAAATGATATTGAAAATATTAAAATAATAAATAAATTTACTAATCAATCTAAATTAACACCAGAAAATAGTTCTAATCTAAAAGATTTAGAAGATACTGTTATATATCCATATATTAATTTAAGAGATTCGGAAAACTCATTTTTATTAAAATTAACACATACAATTGATTCAATGAGATATATTAATTTTGAAACATCTAAAGAATTTAAACAAAGACCGAACGCATATATTGATATGAGAATTGGTACTAAAAATATTGATTTAAATGTAGTAGGTTTATATTTACGTAATTCTTTTATTAATCATTATTGTTTAAAAAATAAAAATTTAGTAAATATTTTAGATTACGATAAAAAACATAAAAATGGCGTACATGCTACATTAGATTATATAAATGAAAATATTATAAATAAAGGAAAAAAATCAATAAATGGTTATTATTGGTTATTTAATTCGAATGCTGATAAAATAGATATGGCATTATATGATCAAGAGAATAAATTTACAATAACAGAACAAATAAAACATACAATTGGATTTATATATGATGAAATAGAAAAATATATATTTGAATTTATTATAAATAAATTAAAAAATAATAAAAAAATAACATTAAATGATATTTATAATTTTATTGATTCGTATTGCACCGACAAAATAAAAATAACAAATAAAAAATTATTATTAAAATTAGAAAAAAAAATATATACAGAATTATTAGAAAATAAAGAAATTAAATATGATTTAACTGATGATATTGTTTATGGATTATCTGATAAAAGTATTAAACTTCCAGAAATTGATCTAAATCAATTTAAATCACCAATTAAAACTATTGCTATTGATTTATCAATATTAACAGAAACAGGCGAATATGAAGAAAAAGAAGAAGTTATTGGTGTATGTCAACATAATGTTACTTGGGAAAGATTAAGTGAATTAAGAAAATCTAATCCTCAATTATTTTTAAATGAATTATTTCAATTTATTCAACAATATGTAATTGAAAATGTTGATCATGATTTTATTTGTAAAAGTTGCGGATATGATTTAAATATTAAAAAATATGTCGCGGACGGTTCATTTGATGATGAAACCCATACATTTATAACATACAGTACACCATTAGATACACCTATTGAAGATATTCCAGAATATGAAAAATTTAGAGGTACTATTAGAAATATTGATAAATTAATTGAAAAAATATCATTAATATCTGGTTTAAATTATTTTATTGGTGCAACTCCTACAATTAAATCAAGACGTAAATTAGTAGTTAAAGATTGTATAGATATTGTAATAGAAAATAATAGATTATTGAAAAATTTAATTAAAGATAGATATAATACAATTGGTAAATTATATGGATTAAATAAAGATTATTCGAATTTATTTGCTTTTGAATTAGAAAATAGTATATTTATATTTTCAAGTAAAGATAAAGATGTTAAAAAACAAATTAAAAATAATAACATTATTGGTTATATTATAATTTTAATTGCTTTAGAACTAAATGAATCACAAATATTATATTTTAATCCTGATAAAAAAGGATATTGTAACTTTCAAATATTTGATAAAATTTATACAACATTATTTGAAGGACTTAAAATTAGAAAAAATAATATGGGTGATACAATAAAAGTTACAGATTACCCCATATTCTGTTATATATTATATATGTTATCATGTTATGTTGCAAAGAATCAAAATTTATGGTTTTATGATTTTAAAGATGGGGAAGATAAAAATAAAAGATTAAAATTATTACCCGTAATTCAAAAAATTATTATACATACAGTAATAGATATTATAAATTCATGTTTAGAAAATTTTGAAATTAATAAATCTAAAAATAAGATTTTTGAAATATTTAGATCTAAATTTTATAAAAAATTAAATACAGTATTTTCAAATACAAATTTATATGAAAGATTGAAAGAAGAAAATAAATCATCAACTATTGGTGATAAAAAAGCTTTTATTCTTGTAAAAGCAGAAGCTATTCCATTAGATGGTAAATATTTAACACAATTTGATTTAGTTACAACTTGGAGAAAAATTAAACCACATAGATTATTTATTGACACAAAATCTCGACAACCTTTAAGAATCGAACATTATACAAATGTTACTTTATGCGATTCTGGTTCTTTTCATCAATGGTCATTTAATTCTGCAAATCCAAATACATTAACATGTAAATTATGTAATCAAAAATCTAGCGAAACTGAAGTCGATGAATCTAAAACAAAAAAAATTATAGATGCACTTGATAATAAAATATTAAATGAATTAACAAAAAAAAATTGTATGTCTGATGGGTATTTCCATAATTTTAATGAAAAGGGAATATGTACTAAATGTAATAAAAAAGAAAATGATACATATACAAAGACAGAATTAGATAAATTAAATGATTATTTAATTAAAAATAAAATCAAATTAGCAGAAAGTACAATTACAAACAATATTGAAAAACAAAAAACAAAAAAAGAAACGTTAACTTACGATGAAAAATTAAAAGATAAAATTTATACAGACTATTCTCAAGCAATTACAAATGATAATCCATATAAATATATTGATGATCTTATAGCAGAATTAGAAAATAATTTAAATTATGAATTATTAAAAGATAATAATATATTAAAACATAATTTATATATATTTAATCACGATCATTTAGGTGTTAAATTAGACAAAAATATTGTTATAACTGAAAAAGAAAATAAAGTTAAATTTGAATTAAATCATCCATTTTTTAAAACTAATGTTATATATTATACCACATATAAAAATGGTAGAATAGATGTATTTTATGATTCACAAACTAAAATTCTATTAGGGTATAAAGAAGAAAATAAAAATTACGTAATGAATATTCAACATGATAAATTAATTAAAATAGTATATTCTATTTATAATAAATTAAAAATGCTTGGTTATAATTCTGAATATATTAATTTAGCTATTGAAGAAAATAATATTGAAGAAAATTTTGAACAAAATAAAAATACAAAAATTAAAAATATTATTAATACAAGAAAAGAAAATATATCACATATAATTTATAGATTTCAAAGATTAATTACACGTATAGTAAATTCTTACGTTATTCCAAAACCTAAAAAAGAAGATCATGAAAATAAAAAATATATTGAAGATATGGAATTCTTTAATAATAAATTTGATTCATTAATTGAAAAATATACAAAACATCTAAATTCTATTAATATTGTAAGTCAAAATGGTTCTCATATGATATTTAAACATTGGTCAGGTGTTTCTAAAATAAATTTTAAAGATGTGAAAGAAAATATTATTGATGATATTAATGATAATAATATATTATATTATAAATTATCAAAAATTGATACAAATGGAAATATCATCTTATATTATTTTGTAAATGAAATATTAAAATTATACAAATATAATGATAATTCTGTACAAAAAAGTTATTTAACTAATTTAATAATAGATTTTATAAATATATATTTTGATATGTATAACGAAGAAAAATATAAAATTAAAATGGATTATAAAAACTTCTGGTATATTATTAATTCAAGTGTATATATTGATGAAATTAAAGAAAAAATTGGGGAAACTGAAGGAATATATGAAGAAGCCGTTGATCCAGATAAACAAGAATTAACACCAGAAGAACAAGATGCAAAAGATGATGCAGAAGAAGAGGAAGATGCTTTAGATGTAGAAGGAGATGAATATGACTACGAAGCATATCATTCTCGCAATTTAGATAGAGAATTAGATCCAGAATTTATTGAAAAGGCTTCTCAATTATCATACATAGATTATTTAGCAACATTTTAATGAATGTTTAAAAAGTAATTATCATTTTATATTATAAAAATAATATAAAATTTAAAACATTTTTTTTATATACAATTATTATAAATAATATATGGATAAACTTCTAAACATAATTATAATTATTCTATTATTAGTATTTGCATATTTAGTTATAAATAAATATGAAAAATTGAATCATATAAAGAATGATTTATATGAAAAAGAAAATCTTGATTATATTGATGATATATTTTCTAAGATAAAAAAAAATAAAAAAGAAAGTATAAGTAAAAATACAGAAAATAATAAAGTTGATAATAATAACAATAATACATTGATAAAACCATATTTCGTTGATATGAGAGTACACAATGATTATAGAGATACTATTACTGCTTTTAATAATATTGCTCCTGATCAACGACCAATATTTAATCGTTCTGTATTACCAGTAAAACAAGTTGATGTCGAACCAGATCAAGTAAAACCTTTAGTTAAGGCATTTGTTGAAAATATTAATGAAAGTGTTAAAAATGATGTAAGTGATTATGTTAT